AACTTAGTTAGAGCGTCATTTACCTCAGTCTGAGCGTATGTTTTTACTGGCGGTTTGGGCGACTCGTAAACAGGCTCATCTGGAGGCTCCACAACAGGAGGCGACACAACAGGAGGCGGCACAACCACGGGAGGTGGTGGTGGGGGAGGAGGTGGAGACTCTTCAACTTTTGTAGCGTTTAAACCACCTACGGATGGGGGAGCAACATCATGTTGATCAAAGTAACTAACAACAGCATCTTGACCAAAACCAGTAGCGCGAGACAAATCGGCAATAGACACTCCGTACTGAGCCGCTGTTTCAGCAATCAGTGCTGGATTGTCAATGTTGGCTTGAACAAAGGTAAGAATTTGGTCGTCTGACGGGGTTGCAATAGCCGCAGGTGCCTCCCCTTCAAATGAGGTGTCCTCATTAGCTGTGTAATAGTCGTATTCGTTTCTCATGCTATTCAACTTTCTGGTTAACTGCACCGACTAGAGCCGCCGCCCAATCATGCCAGTCATCGTAAATGTCAGGGCTAGGTATGCCTTCATTCGTAAACACATCAATTGCCTTTAACCCCGTTGCCCACTGCTTCCAATCGGTTTGTGCGTTTGGAATTGACAACTGTTGCCCAGCATAAGCCTCACACATGATTGACGCCCATGAGTCAAAGGTGTGGTAACGAGGATCGTAGACAACAGCAAGCATTATGGCCTCACATCACCAATGGTGGCGCTAAGTAAAACTCGACCCATTTGGTAGTTACCGCCCTCCACATTGCTCTTGAAAAACAATCGAATTTCTCTTCGTTGCTCTCTCATATCAATTTTGCCAGTGTCAGAATCAAAGGTATAAGGGTCGGATGTAACATCCGCAGATTTTGCAAAGGATCGACCAATCACCCTAAAAGTCATCTCGCCAGTCTGTATGAAGTCAGGCTCAACACGCTCTAAACGAAGCCAAACATTATCCCCAACTGGGGCGGTCTGGGGAGGCCCACCCTGCACCCAACCTAAGTCCGATGTTTCAAAATAACTTTCAATAGCATTTTCATCATCTGCTATTACCTCATCTACCCCAGTCTCGTGGTGCCACAGCGTAACTAACCCAGCCACGGTATTAAATGTGGCAGTCTCAATTGCTGTTGCTGTAGCCGCCAAAGATAGCGTTAAAGTTAACCCAGCAAAAGAAAGCGCCCCTGATACAGTTGCGCTATTGACAACCGACAATGTGATTGTTGTACCAGCAATGACCGTGACAACCGCCCCAACGCCTATCCCTGTACCTGTTACAGCTTGATTTCTTAAAATTCCAGCGGCACTGTTAACCACAATCGTGCTTGCACCAGACACACCAGACACCGCCGTAGGAGATGCCAAAGTCGGAACAATGGCGGTTATTAAACTGTTAGTAGGCAAACTAGTTGAAATAACTAACTGCTCAACAGCAACCAAATTATTGGGAGCAATCGTAATGTCGGCACTGCTGTTGGTGGTTGCAATAGACGCTGAGAAGATTAAATCTTGCGTGGTCTTGGTTGTACTTGCATTGATTGGGTAATGAAAAACCTGAGAGAAGTATCCAGCCGACCTACTTGCGCCTAGCGCCTCACCAGCGTCGTACCAAATGTCTTCTCGCACGTTATAAATTACCGCATCATTGCACTCTTCAGAGTCTCCAGATGGGAAGAACCACCAAATTTCTCCAAAACGAGGAACTTTGTTGGCATAAACTTTTTGGCGTTGCGCGTAATTTAAATTGTCAAAAAAGTAATTTTGGTTGAATGTGTTTTTGATTTCTTTAACCACACCGTTGTAAAGCAAAAACCTATCTGATCCACACCAATAATAAATGCCGTCGTACTCAATCACAGACTGACTAGAAAGAATAGATGATTGGCTAGAGATAATGTCATAGCGCCAAAAGAAGGTGCTAGATGTTGCACCAATAGTAATTGTGGTTGGACTGTAGGATACGCGAATCAAAGAATCTAACGACCAAAACAAACCAGACGGTGCGTTTGATCCACCGCGCACAGGAAGACCCTTAACAATTTTTGTAGAGGCTACATTGGTCTCGTTGGAGTCTGCGCCGTTCCAATCGTAGGGATCACCAGCCACACAATTTTTAATTAAACCATTGTCCCCATACACAAAAATATAGGGGTGCAGTACAACCACACCGCCAGCAACTTCAATAATGTCGTTAGTTGGATTTGTTCCAGAAGAGTCTACAAGGGGAGATAGCGTAAGCCCAAAAATGTCACCAGCAAGAACTGGCGACAAAGCAGTTGCGTCAATCTGTGCAAGGTTTTGTCCAGCGTGTGCTATTAACAATTGACTGTTAGAGCCTTGCGAGTCAAAACTTGAATCAAATTGCCATAGGTTTAAATCGTTTGCTGTAAAGGTAGTAATTGTGGCAACTGTAATTGAGAACCCAGAACCGCTACCACCAAGGTTGGTGTTTGAGGCACTTAATATATCTCCAACAACGTAATCATTACCGATATTTGTTACGGTAACAGAAGTAACGGCTCCGCCAGAAACTACAACAGTAGCCTGCGCCCCTGTTCCCGATCCACCTGTTAAAGGAACAGCCGTGTAACTGGCGTTTACATAACCAGAACCACCAACAAGCGTGTTAAGCGTTAGCACTGGGCCTGTGAACGAGAACTGATTTATTCCTGACCCAATGCCGTCGTTATCAATGTTGACAACTTCCAACCCATCGTCGTAACCATTAAAAACTTGATTGTTTCCGTCAACGGAGTTGACATAAATACCGCGAGAGTACCCATGTGCATTTTGAACAATAGCCCTGTAACCACCTATTTTACGAGGGCGACCTCGTTGAAAACGAACCCATCGACCGTCAACGTAGCAGTTTGCATCAAACACAGTCCCGTCCCGTTGGACGCCGGGTTGGGTGTCTAATGTAAAAACCTTTTTGGTCAAAATGTGCCTCCAAGCACACCACCACTAAAGGTTCCAGTCCCAACAATTGCAAGCCCAGAAGCCGATAGCGTTGATCTCAATACACCAAGAATTGCATGATTAAACTCGCCCGATGCGGCACGAAAAATACCTGTTGTTGTTTCTGATGAAAAGTTTAAAGACGGTGCGCCAACTGATCCGTTATTCAAACTAACCGTTGATGACCCAGCAAGAATCGTGTTAGCGTTAAAAAGGTTAACTGAGTCGCAAACCAATGTGGCTTGGGTGCCAGCGGTTAAAACCGCTGTAGCGCCTGAACCTGTAGAAATTGTGACCGTAAATGCCCCTGTTGTTGCATTCACAATGTAGTACACCTGAACCGTAGAAGGCACCACAATTGTTACGTTTCCAGTCAGTGCGCCCGTATACTTCTGAATGACGTTAGAAGCCTCTGAAGCAGTCAATGTAACGGTTCCAGTCAAAACGGCTTTGGACAGTTGAGTGAATGCAAACTGCGTAGACTTGCCCAAACCAACCGTATAGAACTCAGTTCCACTGCAAACAATAATGCAAGAGTCACTTGGCTGAAGTGCAATTGATGTAGAACCATTGATCAAGTCGCCACTGGTTCCAGTAACAGTCAAAGCACCTGTTCCGCTGTTGCGCAAGAACATAAACCAATTGTTAGCCAATGTTGACGCCAGAGTCATGGTCAGCGTTCCAGCCCCACCAGTCCACACATAAGTGTTAGAACGATCTGTGTCTATTGCCGTATAACTAGAGGAAAACGTCGTAACAGGTTGGCTCTGATTTAATGTCTGACCAATAGCCAAAAGACCGTACCCTGCAAGTGTTGCCGCATCAGCACCAGACGAGCCAATACCATAGGCAATGATGCCCCAAACACCTTCCTCGGTAGCGTTGTCGGTGATGTAGATGTACTGAGCCTCGCCCGGCTGGACGGTCACAATTGTGTTGATCCCCGCATAGTCCATGACATCAAAGTCTTCACCGCCAGTGTTACGAATCAACGCATCATTACCCACCGAGGATTGATTGGCAGGGGGCATCCACAACTCTGAGACCCCAGTAGTTGTCACCTCCATAATTCTGGCGGCAGGATCATCAGTAGAAGTACCGTTGATAGGCCACTCCAACTGAAGCGTTGTATTTGCAATTGTTATGTCGCGGTATGAAACATCCGTTGGTTGGATGACATTACCTGTAAAGGGACTGTTGTAACTCATAATTTATCCTTAACTGTCCATCACTACGGCTTGGCGATCACCAATACGCAACTTGTCTTCAGCCATTAAGGTTTGCATGATGAGGTCATAATTTTTTTGCCACATAAGCATTCGATCATCATTTTTAAGAAATGGCATTGCTTGCAACAAAGACCCATACAGCAACGCCTGCGGAGCGTAGATGGTGAACCAATTGGTTTGGTTGGTGGAATCCAAGGGTTGAATGCGCTCGTAGTACAACACCTCAAAGGCGTAAGCCGCATCAGGTGTTGGGGCTACAAGCCAGTGCGTGTAGTCGTAATCGCTGTAAAAAACAGGCGTTCCCGTAGAGTTTGCATTAGGCCAATACTCGCGCAGGTACTCGTACTTACGCAAAAGGACTGGTTGACGCTCATCATCCACCGTTATGTTCATAGAAACGGTTTTGTGCCAACGCGCAGGCTTGTCAATAATTGACGTGCTTGCGGTCATGGTGCTTGTGTTTACTGTCAAGTTACCTAAGAACTTGATCTGGCTGGCAATGATTTGCTCTGCCAGCATGATAAAAAGCGGTATTTTATCGACGGTAGCCGTGTCATCCCTTTCCAAGTAGGATTGGATGTTCTCAACTAGCGATGTGTAGGTCATTACGGATGCGGTTGCCATGCGTTCACCTTGTGGATTTGTTGAAACATTTTAATCTGCCTTTTCAATTAAAACAAGGCGCACTCAGCCGCCCGACGTTTTGTCAATCCAGCCAAAACTTTACCGCCACCTTTGTTCCATAGTTTTAATTGTTCTTTGGCACCCTCCCAATCTTGAGCATTGATTTTGCGCTTCAAAGTAGAGGTTTGAAGACGCCCAACGCCGAGGTTATAAACAAAATCCACAGCCCCGTTGCACTTGCGCTCATCAGTTGCAAGAATAGGGCAGTGGCGCAGGACACCCGGCAAGTAGGTATGCTCCAACTCAATCATCAACAGCGCCCTAGCCGTTGGCTCGTCCATTGAAGCGTCCTCAAGGCTTACCTTGCGCCCATCAGAATAGTAGGTTGACCCATATCCCACGGTTGGCACTCCTGCTGGACATAGGTACGGCCTAGCCCGATAGCCCTCAAATTGACGGCACAGTTCTGCGGCTAGTTCTAAGTTCATAGCCCACGTTGCTTCAGAGTTCTAT